TTCTTCTGTACAATCTTCGAATGGTGGTTGTTTATATGAACCTGTATCATAAGGTAAAACCGCTAATCCATTGTAGAAATTTCTATTTTCCCACATCCATTCACCAATTGGTCCCCATTCTTCAGGTCTTAAACTTATTGTGGCGGAAACATTATGAGTGTTAGCCCCACTTGAATGTCCGGGTTTAATCCAATTTTGTGAAATATATTTAATACGTTCCAATAAATGTAACGGACTTTCTGTACGTAAAATTGAACCTTCAGGTGCTTTCTGTGGAACAGAAATAATAGCTGTATCATGAGGTCTGAAGAAATCGTCTTCTAAAAGTTCAGGATGATAAATTGAAAGGTATGTATAAATTGCTTCATTTTTTCCAACCCTTACTCTACGAATGTAGTAATCATTGTGCCAAGCGTGAATACCACTTGCCGTTCCTAATACTAATGATGCAGTACCACTTGGTTTGACTGTCGTGGTTCTTGCTGATTTATTAATACCAATCAATTCAGCTACACGAGCATTTTCTTCTTTTACTATTTTAGCAGATTGTTTGGTATCAAAATTTAAAATTCTACCTGAACCAATACCTGTTAAAGATACTCCGATTAAAGCTTCTTTTTCAGTTGTTCTTTTCCAAACTTCTCTTAAATAATGAAAATCAGTATAACCAGCTTGTAATGTTCCAACAAATGCCGCGGCTCTAACTCTATCATTTAATTCTTCCTGTGATTCGATATCTGAAACATTAACTTCACATAAGTTACAGAATTGATTTGGCCTTAACGCAATTTCACAACATGGGTTAGTTCCATAATCTTTATCGTTGGTTAAATAGATACCCGGTTCACCCGCACCTGAAGCTTCAACACGATTCCAAATGTCCATAAAGAACTCTTTGGTAATTCTATGTCTTAACAGGACAGCTGAATTGTTTGCTCTACCCCTTTGTGGGTTTTCTTCCCACCACATACCACTTTTACAAGCGATCATTTCATTATCGTCAGCACTGAATAATGCAATCAAAGCGGCTCTACGAATACCACCTGCCAATACTGCGTCCGCAATAAAACAGATAATATCGTGAACTTCAATTGGTTCAAGTTTATCACCATCTTGTTTTGTTTCTAAAAGTTTAACAATATGATGAATACAGTCTTTCAACGGTTGAGGACCAGGTGCTTTACCACCTGAAGTAACCAACAAAGCACCTTTCGGTCTGATATCAGATAAATCAAAAATTGGGGTTGAAGATGAATATCCAAAATAAGACTTCATTAAAACCTTGATAGCGTCAGCCCAACCTTCGATATTATCACTTACAAGATAACGTCTTGTTCTAGCTGAACTTGGTTTTCTTATTTCAGGTAATTTTTCCACATGATGTTTTTGTACTGAATAACCAACGCCAGTTCCACCTAGAAGAAGAAACATTGTTTCCCCGAAAGCATCAATATGGTCAATTGGTTGATAAGCACAATTGTAAATTCTATTTGGACTAATTTCAATCGGTTTACCACCGAATTGCATAGACCTCATTGAAGGTAGAATTTTTTTATCATACACCATTTTATAGACTTCCCTGATCTCGTCAGCTATTTGTGGGTATTTCTTAATATGCATCTTCATATTTCGGGTCACGATTTCGTCCCAAGTTTCTCTTCTGTTCAGTTCCGGAATATACTTTGCATATTTCATATACACCGTTAAATCTGAAAGTATTTTTTGCGATACGTCCATATAATATAATTTTTATTTACTTAAATAATACGAAAATTTGAAAAAAAAACAACTAGTTAATCGATTTTTTTTATTAACCATTTACGTTTGGTTGTAATCCTGCGTTCACATCAATTTGTGGTTGTGGATTTCCATTCATTTGTTGTCTTCTAAGGTAGGCTTCACGTTGACGATTTGTTTTATCGGCAGCCTTATCTTCTTTGATACCAAGTAAAGTATTTTGAGTATCTGTGTCAATAATAATAAACTCATTATTAAATGTACAGTTAGAAAATACAACACCGTCTTTACCGATACGTGATTTAAGAAGTGTCAACGTAGCTAAATTATGTTCCTTTTGTTCCAATGTTTTACCAACTGAAACAATTACGTGTCCGATTTGTGCTTTCTTAATTGAACCACCCATTTGATCGGTTGTAACAACTTCAGAAGCAATTGATTCACGGTTACCTTGTGTGGCAACCCAAATAGCGATATTGAATTCATCGGTCATAGCTTCAATCGTTCTCATGATTGAACCTTCACCTTTCCATTCTTCCCCGTAATTTGATCTTTCAGGAATAATACAATCCACATAGTCAATTAAAACTAAATCGATTTTAAATCCTTCGGATCTCATTTTTCTGATTATAGCTTTAATATCGGCAACGGTTTTACTACTACTAGGTAACTTCAATAATCTAAGTTCACCTTTAGTTATAGATTCAGCTTCGTGAATTTTTTGTTTAACTTCATCCTTATTATCAGGTTGGTCATCAGGGGCGATACCTGACCAAATGGTATAGTGTTTTCTTTTGATAACGTCTTTATTATCTTCAAAGAATATTTGTAGAACGTTTTTTCCAACATTGTATGCTGTGTTAGCAAACTTGGTTAACAATGTTGTTTTACCCGTTCCTGTTGGAGCAAGTACTACTCCTAATTCACCGATACCTAAACCACCTTTTAAAAGATTGTCTAATCCAACAATACCTGTTGGAATTGGTTCTCGACAGTCTTTTTCCAACGCAGAATCAATGTCATGGAAAACGTCAGTTGCGTCTTCATCCATAACACCCACTTGAAGTGCTTTTTGAATAATTCCTTCAATCTTGCCGTATTCTTCGAATTCTCCGTTATCGATAATACTTTGTACTATCTTTAGTTCTTTCTTTAAGTTTTGTTGTTTACAGAAGTTCAAGGCCCTGTCCTTTACGGTATCAGGGTTTTGTTCATTATTTTTGATGTTTTCCAAGGTATCAATGTGAATTCTACCTGAATTCGCCTCTTTACCTTCCGACATAATTTTCTGCGAAATGTCAAGGTAGTCCGGAATACGATTGTAGTCCGTATGTATTTCTTTAATATTCTCCATTATGTATCTAAAGGAGTTATTATCAAAATACTTACTGTCAATTACATCTACAATCGTGTCCCCGAATTTCTTGTCTTCAATTATCGCTTTTATTAATGTCTCTTGAAACGTTGTACCTAAGTGCCCGAAATTTATTTCTTTCATGTTATTTTGTTAAATCATATTGCAAATATGATGTCTCCAACTTCGTAAGTGACAAAGTTTCAGTTAATAACGATAATATCGTTTTAATTTTTGGTCTAATATCTACTGTATATCTCACCTTTGGGTGGTATACATAAGCGGGAAACGATCTCTGGATAAATACATCGTTTCCTTGCTTAATCTCAACTAAAAAATGTTCAGTTGATGAATCTCGTTCTTCTTCCACACCCTCTGGAAGCGAGAAAAAGTTTTGATTTTCGGTAAGATACTCGAAAGTTTTCTTTCTCAAATCGTCTTCGATATCCAAGCAAATATTTGACACGCATTCGTGCAAATCTAGCGATTTTTTAACAATTGGGTTGTAATCTTTTACAAAGAAAAATCTTTGGACTACAATATTACCTTCCATAGTTAACAAAAATTCAAATTTTGTTGATTCTTGATTATTCATAATTTCTAATATTAATAATGGTTTTTTTATTTTTTTCTTTTCTTGTTAGTCTTAAAAATGGATTTAAGAAGTTTACCCACGCACTGTCTGACTTTGGTAATAAGTTAAATATTCCGTCTTCCATCATCATTTTCATACAGTTTTTGTATGAACGTCCTTCTGTCGATAAAGTGTCGTTGATTAATAAATCGATTTCGTCCTTAGCTTCATCCGTAAGTAGTGGATGATCTAATATAACTATTTTTTTGTTCATTTCCAAAAATTCGTCACCAAAAGTGCCGTATTTTGTTACTCCCGATAAAATGTTATTGATTGTATTGTTACGCTTATCCCTTTCGAAAAAATTATTACTTTGTTCAATAATTTCATTTATTTCCATCTTCCTAGTTTTAAGTTCGGGAAATAAAGTTAATAATCGTTTAATACCTAATCCTGCAATTCCGGCAATACTATCTGACGGGTCACCGCAAAATACTTTTGCCACCCTAACATTATCTACAAGCATTTCTTCTTTCTTGTATAAGATAGTGTCACCTTCCGAGTACAACGTATGATGCATCGGATTATAAAGTTGTGTGTCTGGGGATATGAGTTGTGTTAAGTCACCATCGGACGAGAAAATGATTTTCTTTTCGTTGGGAGAGTTCTGAACATAGTATGCTATGCAGTCGTCCGATTCACAAAATTCAAATTCACCTTGTCTAACATAAACTTCTTCCAAATACTGTTTTATTCGATATCTTTGGTAATCAAAATTGTTTTGTTCTTCTTCAGTACGATTATGATCACCCCTGTCTTGTTTGTAACGTTCATAGATAAGTTTCCTTTGTCGAGAACCATCATTTCCGTCCCAAAAAACTACAATTTTGTCCAAGTGGTACAATTCAAACGTTTTCCTTAAAGTGTTAAGGAAATGGTAAATTCCACCTATATGAACCCCTTTATGGAAAGCGTTCTTTGCCCCATAAAACCCGATAGTGAGTAAGTTATCACCATCTACTAATAAAACCATTTTTCAAAATTTTTATGTTAAACAACGTGTTTTGTAAAATATTACTCCATTTCTTCATAAGGAGAAGATGGTGCTTCGATTAAAGTAATTTCACCGTCACCACCCATAATCTTATTCCAATATTCTGAGTATTCTTTCTTGTATTTATCAAGAGCTTCTTTAGTGTCATCAATAAATCCATTATGAACGGCAATAACTTTTCCGTCTTTAAATGAAAGTCCGTTGATGTGATTTTTTACTGTTGAAATTTTCGTTCTGATAGCGTATGATACTGTTCTACCACCTTTTACTGCATCAATGTGATTGATACCTGCTTTCTTTTGATTACCAAATAAAAACACACATGATGACGCCAACCATATTGATGTACCACCTTTTGCTTTAATTTCAGGTTGACCAAATGGATTGTCGGCTGGCTCAACCCAAGGTTGATTAACAATACATAATGTGTTGTAATATGGGAAGTCTTCTTTCTTTGAGTCAGCAATACGTGAAGCGATACCTAAACCAATTGTGTCTTGAAGAACACTTGCGTTAGCCATTTTACCACCTTTTCCATCATATGTCATTTTACATGGAATAGAA